ATCATCGATCGCAATCGCATAGGTCTTAGCTTGAGGTGAGTTGGCGAAATATCCTTTAGCCATCACATGCAGCATCGATCCATATCCAAACAAGTCAGTCACATCTTTCTCATTTCGAATGAGAGTAGGAGTCAGTGGGGTACCGGGAGAGGCATCTCCCTTTTGTCCAATAAGAAGAACATTGTACGCTTGCGCTGCACCTGGATTGATAGCGCGACTATTATCAAAATCGACATAAATAAAGGGAATTCTACTCTCAGGAATCATGCGCCATTTCCTTCTTTGAAGTGAACACGAGCGCCGGTAAACTCATTGAGTTCTACAGTCTGATTTGGAATCGCAAAGTAGGTGATCTCATAAACCATGCGAGCCATGCCTCGCTCTTCTTCACCCTCTCTTGCAAAATAGGTTTCGGTTTGCTCTAAAACACATTGATCGATGAGATTGTGAAAGCTTTCATCAAAGTGAAGAATCTCCTCAATTTTCGCTGTCATATCGTCAATCAGATCGTCTGAGTTTTCATCTTCATCATCGGTAACGATGAGTTCGATGGAAAGTTCGGATCGCTTTTTGAGTTCCAGTGGGCTTTTTGCAAAAGGTTCATTTCTTTCTTTTTCGATAGAGACGTTTATGGCCCTACAGTCTCCTCTTTCAATTGGAATTCGCCTGGAACGGTAAACTGGGACATCTTCCAAACTATTAGCCAAAAGACTTGCGACATAATTTCGAATAAGTTTTCGACGATTCACAGCCTCTCTCCTTTTTTTAGAATCAGCTTGATTTGTCCTTCTGAATTGGGTTTGATCTCGGCAACTCGATAGAGTTCGTCTCGTATTTTTAACCGGTCCCCTATATTTGGAGAGCAATCTCGGCTTGTTATTTCAAACACTGGCTCGGCTGACGATGCGGGAGTGTCAAATGATCCCTCTTGAATAAGCATGTATTCCTTCGTGAAAACGCCTGATATTGGATAGGAATTCCCTTTCTTTGGACAATACGTCGCACCCTCACCTAAACAAGAAGTGCATGCATCAAAGAGAATTTCGGAATAATCTTGAAAGCTCAAATAGCTACTCCGTTCAGTCGAAAAAGAAAGTCGGTGTGACTTGCATCCGAGATTTCAGCTGACAGTCCTACAAGTTTTAACGCTGCTGGAATTGGATTTGTAGAGTCGATATCAGTTCCGCCCGTAAGGACCTTGTTTGCAGTATCCCAGTAGATTCTTTGGCCCAAGCCAAAGTCTTTGGCAGCCTTCGGCAAGCGCCACACCCCGGTGACAAAGAGTTCACCAGGTTGTCCCGGCTGAAGTGAGCTTGAAACCACACCAAAGGCACTCCCGATAAGATACGGCTGACCTGAAACAACTGGTTCGGTCGCGACAAAAGGAATGGATTGACCACTATAGGAAAAGTTCTTCATTATTTTTCACCTTTCATTTTTGGAAACATGAACCAGCTTCTATGCTCAATGAAGCCAAAGCCAAAAAAGTGATTGATGCGCCACTCAACTCCAGAACTAGAGAATCCATCTCGACTGATAATCATCGGCGTTTCCATGCCGTTTAAGTAAGCCACCTCACAGATGTCAATCCGCTCCAAATCTGCAACCAAGTACCAGGCCGTTTTAGAGAAACGATCGAGCCGTGGCTCAACAATAGGTGTGAGCTTATTGGCAAATGGATTGTATCCAGAAAGCGAAACTCCTTGGGGTGACGTCGCACTTGCAATTTGTCCAACTAAGAGATTTTGCGACAAAAACTGATCCGCTTTGGTTTCAAGAGTGCTCGGAAGGAGCAAATACTTCGGCAATAGATTCAACACGCGGCCAGCCTGACCCTTTTGCTGTCTGAATGCAGTTCTCGCTAAAGAAAGAGAGTCAATACTCAAGTCAGCTCCACCATCGGCCACGTTGCTGTGAGTGGAATCAAAGAGCGGACTGTAGGTGTCACCGTTTCTCAGTTTTGGGTTATTCCCAAGCAGATTATAGAAGGTCTCTGACATGAAGTCTGAGGCCGCCGATCCCATGAGGGTTGGAATGCGACTGAATGCATTCATGTCATCATCCAAGAGGACCCGTAGAGGCAAAGACATGATCTTGCCGTATTCATCCAAAGAATAGGTCTGATTGGTCTCTGAAATTCCACCCCTACGGTATTCCCCATGCTCATTCACCTTCTCCATGAGAGGTGCTTCGCCAAGCTGTGGGCGTTGGATGGGCTTCAGATTATTGACATTCGTCTTGCGGCAGAAAGCTTGCCAGGTAGCAGGAGCCGACTCAAACCCACGACGCAGCTCTTTGTTAAGAACGTTCGCTAGAATTGCAGGAAAGTCCGATGTGCCCCCATTAAACGCCCGGATGAAAGTGTCCATCGGGTTGTTGTAAAATTCCCTGTCTGAAATTCCGGCATACCCACGCATCGACATCTGGGCATAGTCAACCAATCGGGAGCCCACGTACCGTTTGCCAAACTCCTCCAGTTTGTAGGCTTGCGGGGCCATCTTATGAAGAAGGGCGTTTTCAATCCCTCGCTTTCTGGTCTCTACCTCATCGAGTGAGCCGGGTTGAACACTATGATGCCCAATGATGGGGGTATAATTTGTCTTGGCCCGAGTCATCTCGGTAATGATGATTTCACTCGCCTCACTCATGCTGATTCCGCGCTCAATGAGGTCATCAGCAAAAGTATCGGCAAGTAGCGCGGCTTTAGCTGCCCGCCGGATATCGACACCTCGTTTCCGCTCTTGCGTGATAAGGTCTGTGGTTTGAATGTCCTTGTTTGCCATAACTCGCATCTCGATTCGTTGATTAAATTTCTTTCTTACTTTTGAATTTGGATCTGCTGGAATTCCAACCAGACTAATTTCATGAGGAGTCCAAGATGTGACTAATCTAACTTGCATTTCATCACCCGGCTTGGTGATGTCTTCCCATCGATTGACTGAGTAACCCACAGAAGTTGAGACAATGATTTTATCTTTTACGTCCCTGAAGATGGGATCCACATCGGGGCGACGGCTGAACCTAACACTGGCTACTCCTTGATTAGTCCTTGGGTCAATCCAGGCTTTGCTGACAACACCCAAGATATTGCCAAGCCCATCTCGTGCATGGGAGTTGAGAAGGGGTGCTGCACCACTATTGAGTCGCGAGAGATCTACCGCTCCGGGATCAAGAGAGAGAACTTCTAGATATTCATTCCCACTCTCATCTCGACGAACAACACCAGCTCCAGTTGAGAACACAAGCTCGACAGAACGTTCTTTGTCATCTTTGTCATTCTTGTCTTTCGAGTCTTTGTCGTCGTCATCCTTCTCTCGTTCTTCTTCATCTGGGTCTGGACTGGAGGCATCCCGTTTCTCGTCTTTGTCATCCTTTTGGTCATCCTTTGGCTTTTTTTCCTTATCCTTGTCGTCATCTTGATCACGTTTTGGCATTCATTGGCTCCTTGAGTAATTTGAGTTGGGATTGAGGTTGCTGCTTCTGGATTTCATTCGCTGGATCGCATTCCAGTTTGAGTCCCAGTTTCTTAAGTCTTTCGAAGTCGCGAGCAGCTTCCTGCATGTGGGGTTCAGGATCTTTTCCAAGGCTTCTTAAAGCTTCGCTGTAGGTCACAAACCCGGATCTTACTTCCGTCTTAAGTGCTTCCACTTCGTCGGTGGGGTTAATCATCTCGCGCTTAGGTGGGACCCAATTAACACCAACCCCATCGGTATCAATCCCGTAGATTTGGGCGGTCTTAATGAAAAGCTTCCAAACCGGCTCACAAAGCAGTGGGATTAACATCTGGGACTGCCAAGAATCAATGTTACGGAACATCTCAATCCAACCCATTCTTCCGCTTGAGAAATTTACGTTGGAGAGATCTGAACTCAGACACTCAAAAGTAATTCCCATGGCTGAGGCGATGGATTTCAAATGGTGATTACAGTATTCGCCATAATTGGTTGCAGGTTCCGGCGGCTGTACAATACTGATGTCTTCTCCAGGACCTAAGCGATAGACCATTCCGGGTTGAATGTCCGAAAGCTCTTCTTCATCTGAAAGCACCGCATCGCCGTTGAGATTTCGAATGAACACAGCAAAACATGCGGTCAACTTCTGATGCCTGAGGACCGCTTGTTGGTAATCGTGAAGATCCGACAGTGACATAATACACGGGTGAAACCAAGATACTCCTCTGATGGCTCCTGGGCGATCAACCCGGTAAACATGAAGAATTTCACTCGCAGGAACTGGGATCGATACCCCTGAAAAACTTTGATAGGACTGAAGATTGAGAAACCCACCAGGGTGCTCTTTAAAAAGCCAGTAAGCAGAGCGGTCAAATCGGGTGTCTGAGACTTTTTTGAATTCAATTCCTGAAGAAATATAGCCTGTCTCAGTTCGATATTCTTTGTAAGTGTCCAGATAGTCCGGCTCCAGTACCTGAAGCTGGTATGGAATCCGGGAACTATTTTTTGAGTTCACGACCCGAACTAGGCTTTCCCCATCACTGACAATGGTTCGCAGAACTTGGGCTTGAAGTGAGTAAAAATCCTGCCTGCCTTCGATATCAATGGCGGTACTTCCCGCCCATTCATGCCAAAGGTCACTAAGATCTTTTGTAATACTTTCGTCATCACAGCGAATCTGCGGCACGATGCCTGCTCCAACCGTGTTGTGGACGATCGTCTGTAAGGCTCGGTGGGCGTAAGGAGAGTCCCTCAGGAGTGAGCGCGCCCGATTGGCCATGATCTGGCCCGCAATGCGGTTTTCCACATTAGCACTTGTCCGAGTGATCAGATTCCAGCTTCGGTTGTCTTTGGAGAAACTTGCGCCTTCGTAATATCGGCTGAAGAGTGCTTTTGTTGCGCTCCTCAGCCGTTTCGTCAGGGATGGCTTGTGTTTGGTCACGTAGTTCAACGAGGAAGCCTCCCTGTATGAAAATTGGGATAGAATTTTTGTGATCTCTTGCCGCGAGATGCCGTTACGATTTGAAGGGTTCTCATCATCTCGTCGAGATTTCTGTAGGTCACAGAGCGATCACCATAGGAAACGGTCTGAACCCCTTTGGCGATCGCCTTTTTTAGGGTCTCGATATCATCGTCTGAGAATTTAATATTCGTATTCGACATCCTGACAATGGATTTACGCTGG